TGTAGCGACCAGTTTCATCACCTGTGCAAGGCTTCAACGTTATTGCTACTGCAAACACTAAAGGTAAAGGTGATGAAACTGGTCGCTACATGGCAGCCACAATTCTTGATGATGCATTCCTTGAGCGTTTCCCAATTACTGTAGAACAGGAATATCCTGACACTAAAATCGAAACCAAGATTTTGACTAAGTTGTTTGCAAGCCTTGGTATCACCGACAAAGCATTCGCAGAAAATCTTGTGAAGTGGGCTGATATCATCCGTAAGACTTTCGAAGAAGGTGCAATTGATGAATTGATCTCCACTCGCCGTTTGTCTCACATTGCCGAAGCATACACCATCTTCAACGATAAGATGGAAGCAATCAAGTACTGTATCAATCGTTTCGATGGTGAAACAAAGACTGCATTCCTTGACTTGTACAGCAAGATTGATGCGGGTATTGATCCTACTGCGGAAGTGACTCCTGCGCCAGCAGTTGATGATGTACCATTCTAAATCTCCTTGGCATAATTAAATTATGCCTTTAGAGGCCACTTGACGTGGCCTCTTTTTTTATATATAATAGTATAGATTAATTTAACAGTATGGAGAGACTATGCAATTTGAACTTGATATTCAGAAACTGAGAACAAAAAAACTTTTTGTCGCAACACCAATGTATGGCGGGCAATGCCACGGCGCATACACTAAAGCAATTACAGACCTTATGATTCTCTGTACCAAATATGGTATTGAGGCTAAACTGTTTTTCATTTTCAACGAATCACTAGTGCAACGTGCTAGAAATTATTTGACAGATGAGTTTGTTCGTAGTGGTTATGACCATATGATTTTTATCGATAGCGATATTCACTTTGAGCCACAAGACGTTTTAGTGATGATGCACTTTGCGGCAACCCGTGATGACATGGATGTTGTTTGTGGACCATATCCAAAGAAAGCAATTTCTTGGGAGAAGATTAAAGTTGCAGTTGACAAGGGTTATGCAGATAAGAATCCAAATCAATTAGAAGAATTTGTTGGTGACTTTGTTTTTAATCCAGCAGATGGTGTAACACAATTCAGAGTTGATGAACCAATTGAAGTGAAAGAAAGTGGCACAGGTTTCATGTTGATTACCCGTGAAGCACTTCAAAAATACGACAAAGCATTCCCAACACAAAGCTACAAACCAGACCATGTGCGTACCGCAAACTTTGATGGTAGCAGAGAAATCATGGCTTACTTTGATTGCGTTATTTGTCCAACTACAAAACGTTATCTCTCAGAAGATTATATGTTTTGTCAATGGATGCGTAAAGCTGGTGGCAAAGTATGGCTACTTCCATGGATGCGCTTGAAACACGCTGGTAGTTATATCTTTGGTGGTTCTTTGCAAGCACTTGCGGCTATCAATGTTTCACCAACCGCAGGCGATGATGTGGTAAGACGGACTGTATCTGCGAATTTGAAATGATAGATTATCGATATAATGAAGATAAGACTTTGGAGGAACTGAAGTCTTATATTGATGCAACATACGGGCAACATTATTCCCGTGATAAATTTCAAGCAACAGAATTCATCATTGATGGTGGACATGGTGAAGGATTCTGTATTGGAAACGTGCTGAAATATGCACAAAGGTATGGCAAGAAAGATGGAAGAAATCGTAAAGACTTGCTAAAAATTATACACTATGCTATAATCATGTTACACGTACATGACTTAAATGAAGGAAATGAAAATGAAACTAAGTGAATCAACAATCAACGTTCTTAAAAACTTTGCGGCCATTAATGCTGGTATGCAATTCAAAGAAGGCTCCGTAGTACGAACAATCTCTAAAGGACAAAACGTACTTGGCAAAGCTACCATAACAGAAACATTTGAAAAAGATTTTGTCATCTATGACTTGAATCGATTTCTTTCGCTTTGCAGTTCTTTAACTGATCCTGAAATTGTCATCAATACTGATGCAAATAATCTTACAGTTAAATCTGGCACATCAAAAACTATATACGGACTTGCAGATGAGTCTATGATTGTAGCACCGCCTGCAAAAGAGTTGAAGATCGAAAACTGTGAAGTGAATTTTAGACTGACAAAAGACGATATGAATCAAGTATTGAAAATGTCTGGCATCTTAGGTCTTCCAAACATTGCTGTTGTTGGTGATGGTGAAAGCGTTTCTCTCTCTGCACTAGATGTTAAGAATAGTGATTCTGATAACTTCTCAATCAAAGTCGGTGAAACTTCATCTAATTTCAAAATGATTTTCAATACAGAAAATCTCAAGATGGTGCCTGGCAATTATGATGTTGCAATTTCATCTAAAGGTATCTCACACTTCAAACATGTGACAGACCAAATTGAATATTGGATTGCTACTGAAGCTGGCTCTAAGTACGAAGGTTAATATTATGAGTAACGTGATTGTTCCGTCTTCTCCAGAAGATCGTAAAAAGATTCTGGATGCACTTGTTGAAATTTCAAACTCACTCACTCGCATTGAAGCCGAGCGTGATTTGATTAAAGACATTCTGACTACAGTAGAAGATAAATTTGAGTTGCCTAAAAAGTACACTCGCAAACTTGCAAAGATTTATCACAAACAAAACTTCACCGAGGTTCAACAAGAACAAGATGACGTTGAGTCCCTTTATGAAAGTGTAGCTAAATGATAAAAAGGTACTAACAATGAAAACTGATTCAATTGTTGTATTGGGTGGTGGCTCTGCTGGATGGATGACTGCCGCTACATTGATTAAAGCATTTCCGAATAAAAATATAACTGTTATAGAATCTGAAAATATTCCAATTATTGGTGTCGGTGAATCCACCTTAGGTTCAATTAGAAGATGGACTGATTTCATAGGATTAGATGAAAAAAGTTTTTTTCCACACACTAATGCATCAATAAAAATGAGCATTAAATTCACAGATTTTTATAAAAAAGATTCAGGATCATTTCATTATCCTTTTGGAAGTCCCATTACTATGGAAAACAGAAATCCTTTTCAAGATTGGCATTTGAAAAAATATTTTTATCCCGAAACTAAGGTTACTGATTTTACTGAATGTTTATTTCCATCATCGGCGCTCTATAGCAATAATAAATTTTCTCTTAATTTAGATGGAAAATTAGACAATTTTAACCCTAGTATAAATGTTGCATATCACTTTGATGCCGTCCAATTTTCAAATTGGTTGCGAGAAAATTATTGTTTACCTAATGGTGTTAATCATATTGTAGGAACAGTTAAAGATGTTATTACAAACGAAATGGGAATTGAAAAGTTAATTTTAGAAGATGGAAAAGAAATAACATCAGATTTATTTGTAGACTGTACTGGATTTAAAAGTATGCTTTTGGGCGAAGCACTTAAAGAAGAGTTCGACTCTTATTCTGATATGCTACCCAATAATAAAGCGTGGGCAACAAGAGTTTCATATAAAAATCGTTCTAAAGAACTTGAAGGATATACAAATTGTACAGCAAGAAAAAATGGGTGGTGTTGGAATATTCCTCTTTGGTCTAGGTTAGGAACAGGGTATGTTTATTCCGATAAATTCGTAACTAAAGAAACTGCGCTAGAAGAATTCAAAGAATATCTAATGTCAGATAAAATGACTATTCCTAGAACAAGAGAAGATGTAGATTCTTTTGAGTATAAAGAAATTGACATGAGAGTTGGAATTCATAAAAGAACATTTGTAAAAAATGTTGTTGCCATTGGACTTTCTGCTGGGTTTATTGAACCTCTGGAAAGTAATGGACTGTTCAGCGTCCATGAATTTTTATTTAAACTTTTAGACATTTTACAGCGAGATACAATTAATCAATTTGATAGAGACATGTATAATGTTAGTGTTAGAGATTTGTTCGATGGATTTGCCAAATTTGTAGTATTACACTATGCACTCTCACATAGAGATGATTCTGAATATTGGAGAGAGATACAAAATAAGTCGTTCGTTGATGCTAGAACAAATGATCCATATACACAATACGTCAGTCGAACAGATAGCTTTTATAACATGATTTGGAGATACATGGAAAATTGGGCACATGTTACATCCAACAATGGAGGTATAACATACATTTCTACAGGAATGAACTTATTCATGGCGAATAATCAACGATTGGATCATTATAGTCTTTACGTTAGACCTGCACATGAACTTAAATTAAACATTGATGAAGTTGATAAAGTTTGGAGTTACAAGAAGGCTGAATGGAAAAAAGTTGCTGATTCTAGTCCAACAATTGAAGAATATTTAAAAACCACATTTTATTCTTAATTAAACTCTTGCATTTTTATGTGCAATGTGTTAGAATATATTTTTATGTTATGATAAGGTGAATACATGTTACAAGATTTTTTATGGGTCGAAAAGTATCGACCAAAAACTATTGAAGAAGCAATTCTTCCAGCAGACTTAAAGGCTACGTTCCAACAATTCATTGAGCAAAAGAACGTTCCTAATCTAATTCTTACTGGCGGTCCTGGTATAGGTAAAACTACTATTGCCAAGGCTATGCTCGAAGAACTTGGATGCAATTATATTGTTATTAATGGTTCGATGAGTGGTGGTATTGATACTCTGCGAAATGAAATCAAAAACTTTGCCTCAACTATATCATTCTCTGGTGGTCGAAAATATGTTATTCTTGACGAAGCTGATTATCTTAATCCGCAATCTACTCAACCCGCATTACGGAACTTCATGGAAGAGTTTTCTGCTAATTGTGGTTTTATCCTTACTTGCAACTTTCTTAATCGTATCATCGCCCCTCTCCACAGTCGATGCTCCGTTGTACAATTTAAGATAAACGCATCAGACAAACCAAAACTTGCTGGTCGTTTTATGAAGCGTGTGACTGGCATTCTACAAAAAGAAAACGTAGAGTTTGAAGAGAAGGTTGTTGCTGAACTTATTATGAAACACTTTCCAGATTGGCGCCGTGTTATTAATGAACTGCAACGCTATTCTGCTACAGGTAAGATTGATACTGGAATTCTTGCAAATATCACAAGTGACAATTTCAAATCATTAGTCGATAGATTGAAAGCGAAAGACTTCACAGGTATGCGTAAGTGGGTTGCAGATAATCTAGACAATGAACCATCGGTTATATTCAAACGAATGTTTGATAACAGCAATGAATGCTTGAAGCCCGATTCTGTACCACGTATGGTTCTATTGCTTGCTGACTATCAATACAAGTCTGCATTTGTGGTAGATCAAGAAATTAACTTTGTCGCTTTCTTAACTGAAGTGATGGTTGACTGTGAGTTTAAATGATGAAAACAGTATTAACAAGAGAACAGAAGATTGAAATTCTCGGCAAGATTGGTGAGAAATATGTAGGTAACTATCTTGCTAAAAATCGAAAAGTTGAATTCTCACTAGACAACTTTGATTCTGAAAAAGATTTATTGGCTGATGACAAGACTGTTGAAGTCAAAGTCGGCACACCATTTATTACCGAAGGTGCAGTTACATTTCATAAAAAACAATTGGCAAAATGTAGAAGTGTCGATGAATTTTATTATGTTACTATTCCTGCACCCAAGCATCATTACAGATGGTGTGGTTGGTTGTTTCGCATTGAAAACAATTTCAGATGTAAAGTCAGAAACATCACACGATCAAATGGATGGATTGATGAAATGGTATTGGTGCCTATTGAACAAGACGCAGTAATTCCAATGTTTAAAGTAGAAGATTCTGTCATCAACGAAATGATGAAGTATACCACATCGAAGTACTAATATGACACCATTTGAATATCTAAATGCTATCAATCAATCAAAAGAAAACTTAATGGTTGGTACCGACAATGATGAACTTGCCGAAAAAACGTATACTGCGTATGTCGTTAATAGAGGACTATCTTACTTCTCAGACACCATACTATATGCGAATGAAATGAATCTCCGCCATTTACTTGATAACAAACCTCAATTTTTGTATTTACTAAATACCATTAGACCACGAAAACGCTTCAGCAAGTGGTTTAAGAATGAAATAGTTGAGGACATTAATGTGATTTCAGAATATTTTGGCTATAGTTATGCTAAAGCTAAACAAGTGCAGAATCTCATAACCTCCGACCAGCTTAAAATCATGCGAAAAAAAATAGAAAAAGGTGGCTTGAAGTCTAAGGAGAAAAAGAATGGCGGTGAACATTGAAGACTTACTTGAAGTAAGATTAAAACAGGAAGACGATTTTTTAAAAGTAAAAGAAACATTGACAAGAATAGGTGTGGCATCCAGAAAAGATAAAACTCTATACCAATCATGTCACATTCTACACAAAAAAGGTAAATATTATATTGTACATTTTAAAGAGTTATTTGCATTAGATGGCAAACCAACAGACTTTGAAGAGAACGATTTGGCGAGAAGAAACACGATTGCAAAACTATTGGCAGAATGGGGATTAATTGAAATTGTTCCCAGACCAACAAATGTTGAAGAGCCTATAGCACCATTGTCTCAAATCAAAATCATATCTTATAAAGAAAAAAATGAATGGCTCTTAACTGCCAAATATAATATTGGAACTAAAAGACGAGAAGATGATTACCAGTCACCTGGTCAACATTAAATACTTGACAAACGTTGTATATTATGAGATAATGTTATCTTAAAACAAATTAGGAGATTCTATGAAATCCATTAAAGCATTGACAGCAGTAGTATTGACTACTCTCTCCCTAGTTGCCGTTGCGGCAGACAAACCAGCAGAAAAGAAACCTGCTGACAAACCTGCAACAACAGCACCAGCACCTGCCCCTACAGCAGACTCAAAAGAGAAACCACGCCCTAAAGTGATTACTCCAAAAGAGAAAGCCGAAAGAGCAGAAGCTAAAAAAGCAGAAGCTAATAAAGCGGAAGCTAAAACAGACGCTAAGAAATAATTCTTAGTAAATTTTTTATCATTAATTGATGAGGTATATAAAATGGCATTTGTAAATTCTAGCAAAACACAGACAGAACTCTTGGTATCATACTTGCGTG